TGCTGCTGATCGCCGTCGCCAGGTTGTCGATCGCATCCAGGTAATTCTTCAGCTCCGCCGCTGGAAACTGGCCCGCCTGCGTCTGCTGCCCCATGCCATCACCTGCGGGCAGATCCAGAATCTCGTTCGGGGCATTCCGGACCTTTCCCTGCGTTTCTGCGTTGCTGATGATGTAACGCTGCGGGAACGCCAGGTACTCCGCCGTCACCATCATGTCCGTTAGCAATTTATTAATCCCGTTCTGCGGAGCGATGACGTTCTGCAGGTCGGATTTCGCCAGGCGCCGCGCCAGGCGGAAATGGAATACAGGGATCTCGCCAAAGGGGTTCTCCGCCGAGCTGACCTTTTTGAACGAGCTGGCGGCGCTGATGTTTACCGCCTTCCCGCTGCTGACGAAATACTCCAGGCGGTCCGGGTAATACAGGGTTAACTGCATCTTGCCATTGTCATCAACGAACCACTTCGCCGCGAAATTCTTGATCCGCGGGAACTGCGCATCGTAGAACACGTGACACAAACGCGGGTCATTTGCATAGGCATCCACATCGCCAGTGTCGGTCTTCCAGGCGACGACGAACGCCTCCCCTGCAACCAGCGCCGCCTCATGCACTTCGTTGCTCTCCAGCCGCAGGCTGGTGCGCTCCCACATCTCCTGCCAGGCTGTCTCCGCCGCCCGGTCCTGCACCTGCACTTCGCGCAGGCTGATCCTGTCCCTGGTGCTGTCCACCACCACGCTGCACCAGTTTTCTGCAAAATAAGCGTCCAGGTCGGCAAAGATGTCCTTCAACCGCGTCGCCATGTAGGTCAGCGGTTGCTTGCCGTCATAATAGGCAAACATGCTGTTGTAGCCGTCCTGTTTGCCAGATAATGCGTTGTATGCTTTTTCCAGATCAGTCGTCATGGCTCATCCCTGGTAACTGTGTGCATCCCGTTTCTTGCGCAGCTCACGCGCCTTGTTATAGGCGCTCGCTCCTGCATCTACCTGGTCGTCGTAGCGACTTTTGGGGAACGATGTCAGCTCCTCCAGAAAGACGCTGTTCCATGCCCCGCGCAGGATCTTCACCTTGCCCGCCTGAGCCGCCGAACTGAGCGGACCCGCCCGCACTTCCTTGTCGCCGGTCACCGGCTCAAAGCGCGCCGTCAGCCCCGCTTCCGCCATGGTCGCGCTCGTCGACTGGGCAGAGTCCTTCCCGGCGCTGCCTGGGTCCTGCTGGTGCCAGATCGCGAACGCACCGTACTGCTCATAATCCTCCCGCCCCACATCCGCCATCCGCCGGTCGCGCTCGCCCGGGCTCCACTGCCCGCGGGCGACGTGCTCGATGAAATAAACGCCATCCTTGTCCCGGCTGATCAGCACCCCGGCGGTGTAGTCGCCACCGCCCGGCGTGCTCGCCTTGTCCCAGTAGCGGATGCGCATTACCGCATCCTTCCCGGGTCCGGTATCAACGATCGAGTACCACTCCCGCTTGAAGAATCCGCCTTCGCGCAGATAGGGCATCTGCTGGTAAAGCGCTTCGAACTCATACAGGTCGATGTTCTGCCGCTTCGCCTCCAGCCACTCCGCATCGAACCGGTCCGGCCACAGCGCCTCGCCTGGCTTGCGTCCCAGCGGGTCTTTAAGTGGCAGGTACACACCCTCCATCATCTTTTCCCGCTGCTCTTCCACGCTGCCCGGGTAGTCTCCCAGCGCCAGCGCCGGAAGAAAAACGATCTCCCACTGGTCCGCCGTGGGATCTTCCGCCATGCGCCGGATCAGCCGCCCTGCCTGGTCGTCCGGGTGCCAGCGGGTGAAGAACAGCACCACCGCCGCTGCCTTCTCCAGGCGAGTGTAGGCGCTGGAGCGGTACCAGTCGTCAACGAAATCCCGCCGCGTTTCGCTCTCGCCCTCGTCCCTGTTTTTAAACAGGTCGTCCAGGATCAACAGGTCAGCACCCAGCCCGGTGATGCCACCGCCAACGCCTGCCGCCACCATCCCGCCGCGGTGCGGGCTTGCCAGGTCCCACGAGGCTACCGAGCGCGAATCTGCTGACAGCAGCACCGGCTCGCCGGTGGAAGAAAGCCCGCCGAACAATGCCTGGTAACGCACCGATGCGATTTCGTCACGCACTGCCCGGCTGTGTTTACTCGCCAGGTCTGCGCCGTAGGACGAAAGGATCACCCGCGCGTCCGGGCGCCTGCCCATCAGCCATGCCGGGAGCTTGCGGCTCGCCAGCTCGCTCTTGCCATGCCTGGGTGGCAGCTCGATCATCAAGCGGGAGATACCCTCCTGCCCCACCGTCTCGATGAACCGCACCACCTGCTGCAATTTACCCGCCACCAGGCGCACGTGTGCCGGCGTTTCGAAACGTGGGTCCACGTACTGGCAGAATTTTAGGAAATCCCGCCGCGCCAGTTCCCGCCGCACCCGTTCCGCCTGCGCCGCTCCCGGGCTGATCTGCGCCCTGCTTGTTGCCCGCATCCTCGTACCTGCAGGGGATGCGATCATGCCGCCTCCCCTTCCACGTTATCGTCCATCCGCCGGTTCGCAGCTGCAGCAATAGCCTCCAACTCGGCGTCGCTCATTTCCGCCAAGTCATCCACCGTCAACCCGTGCTTGCGCAGCTCGGCGGATATTTTCGGCGTATAGACGCCCGCCATCTCGAACATTAATTTCCTGTCGGCGTGCCCCTTGTAATCCGGGTCCGTCGCCACCTCGATCATTGCCCGGTAAGCATCCGGCAGCGCCTCGAAGATGATCGCTCCCTGCAGCATGCCCACCGTGGTGTCGATCGCCGGGTTCCGTTTACGCCAGGTGCTGATCGCCCGGTCGCTGGTCAGCCCCAGACACTTCGTCGCCAGCTCTTCCTGCCGCTCCGGCCAGCGGCTGCGCCGCGGCTGCGCCGCCCAGGCGATGTAAACCGCCACCCGCCAGGGCCAGCCGCCATCGTGCAGTCGTACGTACAGCTCCATCCACAACGGGGCGCTCTGCCCCCCATCGCCATCATTGACCCGCAGCGCCGCCAGGGTGGACAATGCTGTTTCCGAGCGCGCCCGCATTTCCTCGGCACTTAAATGCTCGTGCTCCCGGACAGCGTCATCGACTCCATCCAGGGGCAGGAACAACTGGTAGACGGGTTTTTCGAGAGCCACTATCGTTTCCTCGTCACTTTGCTGGCGGCATCATGCGCCGAGAGGACGCCGTTCATCCGCGCCACTTCCTGGCTGATGCCCTTGATCTCCGCCGCCAGTTGCTCGATCGACTCGTTCGACGCCAGTCTTTGTTCCTTGATAAAGCTTTGCATCGATGCCGTCTGGCTGGACAGGAAACTCATCATTCCCGTGTTGTACTGGGCGATGAACCGCAGGAACACGATCACCACCACGACAACCACTCCGGCGAGCGGGATCTGGAGCAACAGGTTGATCATGTCCTGGCTCATGTCGTTACTTCTTGTCGGTCAGGACGTATGTCGTTTGGCTGGCGATGACGATCTTGAAGAACGCAGCCGCCACCATCCAGGCGCCGTCCCAGGTGCAGGCCACCTGGATGCCCAGCTTGACCGCCAGCGGCGTGCAGCCCAGCCCGAAATATGCCAGCGCCACTGCCAGCGTGATCCCCAGCAGGATCAACTGTTTCTTGCCGCTCTGCGCCTCGTACCAGGTCTTCACCCCTGGGAAATAGGCGAACACCAGGCTCAACAGGACGCCGACAATGTAAGGGAAAAGCTCATGCAGGTTGCTCATTTCTCTCTCCTCTGTTTTTAGTGGTCGGTGGGAAAACGAAAAAACCCCGCCGTGAAATTCACGACGGGGTTCATTCCGTTGCTTTCAGCCCCACCGACAGCGCGGGGCTACAGGTTATTCAGTTGTAGATGAACACTTTAAACCAATTCTGTTCCCGCGTCAAGGGGCGATTTCACCGTTTCCTTTTTCTCTGCCAGCGCAAAGATCGTCTCCACCTTGCGGCTCTCCCGCTCCAGCTCCGGCACCCATCCCGACCGGTAATCCGCCTCCGCCTCGATGAACGGGATCGGGTGG